AGGCGCCAAGCTTCTTTAAATGAACCGAAATGGATTACAATTGGATTATATGGCATTAGTCTTTATTGTAGTTGTTCTTTAAACATTTTGATACCAGTGAACCCTGGTAGTAGTTCGGGCCTTCGGGCCAATGGCCTTTGTGCCATTCAAACGCTTGCACTCATAGCATACAGAAGCGTTTTAAATATATGTCTGTAGGATGTAAATCTGTGATCAACAGTGATTTGTCAAATGAGGAGGTACCTGTATTGACATCTTATTTCCGCTTACGAGCGAAGAGCCCCTTGTGCATTCGGCTGAGAATATGAATGTGCGTAGTTCATCATCACGCTATTACCCTGTGATGTTTTTAGGTAACGCATCCTTGTGATGTAGGTACCAAACCCTAGACAAGACTCAGTAGTCGGCGTATTGACTATACTTCTAGTGGGAAGTAATGAACCCCATGTTTTCTTGAGAATTCTTGATAAACAACTAGTTAAGTAGAACCTTTACCAACCGATGTGTTGAACGTGCGCCCATGCCCGCGGCGAATAACACGTGAAGATGTGCATGATTAAATCCACCTTCTTAATTGAATGGTGGACCAAAGTTGCTGTGTCGAAGCATAATTGGAATACCAATTTTGCGGGCCTCTCGCGAATTGGTTCCTTTCGTGCTTGTCGTTTTTATTCTTATATGAAATGTCAAGCCAAGGAACTTCTGTCGCGTGTAATAATAGTAGCGTAAATAATTGTAATGAGGTTTACGTTTGCTCTACGGAGAAATACGACTCAATACTAACTCATGTGAACGATTCTGATATCGATCCCACCATGCCTCCGTTGGAAGTCGCTTGTTACGATAGTGATAGTGACGATGACAGCGTTGATGGCTACGTTCCTCAATCCTCTGTTCCATCAAAATCAAAACAAGCAGCACGGAAAAAATCTGCCAAAAGCAAGCGTGTTCGTAAGTTTAAGATTTTTGTTAACCCTAAGCAAGCAGCGCGAAAGAAATACGCTAAAAACAAACGCGCTCGGAAAAAACAAAAAATGAAGGATTTGAAGAAATATGGAAGTATGCACGGTGTGCCCACTCCAAAGTGCGTCCGCCAACCAAAGCGTACTTCTGGGAACGTTGAATTTGTTCACCAGTCTCTTTTGGAACATATTTATCCTGCTAGTATTATTAACTTAGCCAAGGAGACAGTGTCATCTATAGGTGCAGGAGCTCATACATCTAAGATTTTTGAAGTTTTGGAAGTCATTGCAGCTCTTGCCATTACGTTACCTGCTTTGAAAACTCCCGCTCAAATAGCAGCTCAAATAGTCTTATCGCTGAGAGCTCTTACTACTGGAAGTTTATGTGCACAGATCTTAGCCCAAGAAGATGTTATCAAATGGTGTAAAGATTTGTTTGGTTTTAATATTTTCGAACCTCAAGCTGGCACGTTTGGAGATCCCAAAATGTTAAAAGGTGTAGAATGGTTAAGCAAGATTCCTGAACTTCGTGAAAATTGGGATTCTGTCCGTAATGCACCTGTATTTGAGAAAATTTCTGCATTGATTTCAGTCGCAGCTGCCGTTGGTTTGTGCTCCGTTACTAATCTTAAATTTTCAGTACATGGTATTGATTTATTTAGATTGTGTACTGCACCAAAACACGCTACCGCTATTGATTTGGTAGGGGCAGTTTTAGACACCGTTGCATTCTTTATAGAAGGAGGCTACGAGTGTTTTAGACAAGGATCTTTTAAGCCTTTCTTCTTCACAGATGATGATAGTAGGAATTTAGATGAAATTTATTTTCCACTTATTGAGTTGCACGAACATGCTATGGTTTTTAATTTGCATGAAAGAAAAGTGAAGATTAAAGGGGAGATGAGGACGGTTAGTGATCTCGAATATAGTTCGCTTCTTGATGAAGCTTTAGATCTGGCCGAGAAGTTATACAAATCCGCTAAGGGCACCTGGCAACAAGGTTATTTGGAAAAGCGTATTGACGTTTTAAGAAAGAACCGTGCCGCTTATCAAGCAAAGAGAATAGATGGCTCTATGCATATGCTCCCTTTACGGTTTATGTATGGGGAGAGTCTGGACTTGGAAAGTCTACAATTGCCCAATTGGCGATGGCCGATTGTTTAGCATCTTCGGGCATAATTCCTGATTTTAAGAATGTTGCTACTCTGAAAGAAACTGATAAATATGATTCTACACTTAAAAGTGACACCGCAGGTATTTTTCTAGATGATCTTGGAAATAATAAGAAGGAATGGTTAGAAAAGTCCCCTACAGAACGCATTGTTGATATTAATAACAACATGATCACCTATGCTAATAAAGCGGATTTACATGAAAAAGGGAAAATTGAAATTAGGCCTCGTGTATTTATAATTACGGCCAATGTCCCTCTTGCCACTTTAGCCAATATTGGATCCGTTAAACCTTTTTCCATTGTCCGCCGCGCCGATTTTCATTTGGAAGTTGCAGTCAAACCCGATTATGCTCTTCCTGATGGTAGATTAGATACTGATAAGGCGAAAGCGGATTTCCCAGGCGATGATTTATGTAACGATCTGTGGGACATTCATGTTTATACACCGATGGAAAAAACAAAAGGAGGAGATAGTGCACATTTGCGCCATATCGATGGAGTCAATGAATGTAAAACTCGCTCTATCCATGATGTCCTTCGCATGCTTACTACAGCTTGCAAAGCACACTTTGAAAAACAACGTGATTTAGTTAGGAAAGGTCAAAATCTTGTGCAATCACGCAAATATTGTCCCACCTGCTACTTGGCTGCTATGTATTGTGAATGTATCAAAGTTGAGGAAACTGTTGAGGACGACAACGATGATGTCGATCCCTCCATGCCTCCGTTGGAAGTCGCTAAGTACGATGATGATAGTGACGATGAGGACGATGATGATGACGTTGATCCCACCATGCCTCTATTGGAAGTCGCTAAGTACGATAGTGATAGTGACGATGACAGCGATGATGAAGATGATAGTCAGAAATGTGGCTGGCGTGTAGCGTTGGCTAAGAAGAAAGCGTCTCACGCTCACTGTCCGGAATGCTACCTCCCTTCTGCTGCTGGCTGTGATTGTTCGCAGACCGGGGAAAATGAAGATAATAATAGTAACAATTCCGATGACACTGCTGACGATGTGGATTATCTAAAAGCACTTGAATTGATTAGAGACAATATTCCTGCCACTCCCCAAAATCTTAAATTAGTTCAATTTCTCTTCTCAAATTGGGAGGAGGAGGATGAAAAACAAGCATCATTCGAAGAAACTTTTGATTTTCTTAGAACACAATTTGATTCTATGGGGGCTGGATTATCCAATTTTTTAGGAAAAGTTCCCACGTGGTGTTTTACAAACAGATTAATTTCCACTATTTATATGCTTATTAATGTTAGGCATTTCCTTCTATATGAAAAGCGCGTTCGCAAGGTAGTTGGATTATCATTCACCATGATGTTTGCAGCGTGTTATTTTTTAGATTGTATCCATTCATTTGTGTGTGGTGGAGTTTTATAAAGCTCGCACGCCCTCATGTATGGAGGATTGTTGGCTAAATGGAGGAATGATCGTATGAATGATCTTTTAGCTCGTAGAGATGCGACTATGGAAATTTTTAGGTCAATTCGCGAAAGTAAGACTAAAATGTTTATTGGTATGTGTGCCATCGCTGGTGTTATTTACAAGTTTACTAGTGTTCTTAGGACAGCCGTTGCATTACAACAATCAGCGCTGGTTCCAGAAAACGTCGC